GTATTTAGACGCTGCCATATTCGCATAAGCAGACGGATAGGTATCAAACGTACGCTTTGCCCACGCCTTACCCGAAGGGCAGATTTTCCCGCCCGACTTAACCTTGCCGCCTGTCTTATAGTAGCTTCTCATCGCATCTTCGCTGGACGTACGCCCTTACGAGCTATACCGGCACCACGAACTTTATTTCTCTTACCACCAGCAACGCCACCTTTAGAGTAGCCCTTGGTCTTCATCATGCCGCCTTTAGCCATGCCTTTAGACTTCATCATACCGCCTTTAGCCATGCCTTTAGACTTCATCATACCGCCTTTAGCCATGCCTTTAGACTTGACCTTACCACCAGCCATCATCTTACCCTTACCATCGGCAGCGTATGCAGGAATCATCTTTCCGTCTTTCTCAACCATTGGTAGCTTACCGCTAACACTTCTACCTTTACTAAAGGTGCTAGTAGGACTCATATTTTTAGAGATACCTTTAATTCTAGGCGCTTTACGGGTGGTAAGTCCGGGCATAAGTCTACGTCTAGCCTTAGCAGCTTTTTCTTTAGCAGCTTTTGCTTTAGCGGCCTTATCAGCTTTGACTTCCCTACCCTCGCTGTAACCTTTAGCACCGCCCATAGCGCCGCCTTTAGTACCCATCTTAGTTTTCATAGCCATACCACCGCGATTGAACTTACTTTCACGCTTACTCATAGGGTTACGTGCTTCGCTTACTCTGTTTTTTACTTCAGAAATAACAGGTACAGGGCTAAGTAACGTGCTGAAATCTGATTTGCGAGGTCGTCGCTTTAATTTATCAAATTTATTAAGGTACTTAGTAAGATCAGATTTTTTCTTTGGGTCTAAACCAACTCTTTCCATCTGCTCCCGCGTTACGTTTGCACGCTTTCGCTTACCTGACGGCCCGTCACTTGTAACATTACGCCCATCTAAACCCGTTACTTGCGGTTTTTTAGTAAGTGGAGTTTTGCTTACTTTTGCTGGTTTAACTGTAGGACTAGCATTCGGTTTGGTTACAGTATTAGTAATATTTTGTTTGTCTGCACTAAGGGGCTTGACCCTACTTGTAGGTGGATTCCCAGCTTTTGCAGCGTTTCTTATTGGAGACGTTACGCCTCGTGGCTTTCTTTTATCCTTTGCATCAGCAAGATCATCCGCACGAGTTCCACGAGTACGTCCTGCTCCTCTGCCACGGTTTGTAGCTNTTTTGGGGGCTACATCTTTCTTTTTTCTACCAAATCCAAACATGNCTTTTACTCCGCGTATAAATTGTCAAATACTTGATTCACGTCCAATGTGTAGTCTAAATCGGACTTACTATAATGTATGTGCTGAGATGGGCGAAAATCTGGTGCGCCCTCTCCTGTTTCAAACCAAGCAGGGTGAGTTAGCCTCACTCGGTTGTTCGGTAATGCAACGATGTTACCCGTGTACGGGCCAGCATCTAGTAATTCCATAACGTGACTCTGCTTATGTTGTGCAGGGTCATCTGCAATCTCGTTGTTTGTATAGTCCACTGTGAACATATACTTCGCAGGGTACATCTCCCCATCAATCTTAGCCATCCAAGGACATGGTGTGGCTCTCTCAAGCACATATACCGCATGATCCCTAGATGAACAGTCCCAAGGCTGTGCAGCCCATACTGGCATTGGTTCAGGCCACTCTTCAAATGGCGTATCCCCAACTAACGCTGTAATCGGCATTCTTGCCCACATTGCGCCCCCGTGTACATTTGGCTCGTCATCGTCATCGTATGTCTCCGCCCCAGTAAATATAACTTGGAAGCTTAAACATCTTGTAGGCATCGTAGTTACTGCGATAGCCATTGCGTGAATAAATTCGCCATGATACTTCTCATGGTTGTGCGTGTATTCTTTTCGCACCCAGCACTTAAAGTACGGGATGTTACTTTGTAAATACGCCATTTAACAATTCCACCTCTTTCTCGCCTGTCTTAACCTTGAGTTAGGATCTTTGGCTGCTTTTGGAAATTTTTTCATTTGCCCCGCAGAACGTGCACAAAACGACTTTCGACGCGCTGCACGCTTCCCAGTAGGTTTTTTCTCTGTCACTGCGGTCTGCAACTTACTGCCGGGGTTTTGCCGTCTGTATTTAGCAACACCCTTTGCTGTCATGCCAGCGCCAGACTTAGTGGATCGCTTGTCCCCACTTTTTACAGACATGCCCGCCATACCACCTTTTTTGAACGAGGGGCATGGCGATGCTTTCTTGTAGTAGCTACGCATGTTAGCTATAGAACACTGTCATGGCAGTGATATTAGTCATAGCAGTAATCAAAACGTCATTTTGACAACGAATACCAAAATCAGGAATGTTTACTGAGTGCGTTTGTGAGGCAACAAAATCTAGGTCTAGTACAGTTGGGCCACCGTTGCCATCAGTGATGGTTAGACGACCTGCTGCACCTGCCACTAAGACTTGTACCTGACGTATACGCGCTGGGCCAACAGCTAATGATGCCGCCGAAGTAACACGCTTCGCTTGTACATCTGAATTAGACATAGACCACCCCTTATGACGCTACGTCAAATCCAGTTATTTCAATTAGAAAACGACCTGCCGTATACGTTGCATCGCCTGTACCTTGGCTTACCAAGTACAAAAATTGGTCGGCAACAATATCGCCACCAGCGGTTAGTGTACCTGCGGCTTGCGTTCCAGCATTAATTATTTGAGTTTCAGTAAGAGCGCCAATTGCTGTTTCGTTGACACCCGTGCCTTCGGTTGCTGAAAATAAATCAATATCGGCACTTCCACCCGCTGGAGCTTCCACGCATTGCATGGTTACACCAAACACACTGCCTTGGTTGGCGGCAGTAACTTGGCCTATATATGCAACTCCAGAACCGTCTTTACCAATAATATCGCCTGCTGTACCGCCATCTTTTAGGCCAGTTAGGTCAATCATAATTGTTGTTTTAACTATGTTTACGTTGGTCGCTGTATCGCTCTTAAAACGCTCTACTTGAGTAACGTAAACCGCTGCTGTGCCTTCTATTCCAGCACCGCCTGCGGCCTCTACAGCCATTTTGCTACCACTGGTTATAGTGATTACACCAGTATTAGCATTTTTTGATATAGTTTCAAAACCATTTTCAGAACGGACGGGGCCGTTAAATGTAGTATTCGCCATGAGAATCTCCTGTCGTGGCTAGTGTCAGATACGGGATGTACCTGTCAGGGACAAGTTTTTATATCATACAAAAAGAAAAGGGGCAACAAGTGCCCCCTTCTTATGTAGCGTCTTACGCTCCGGGTGAACCGAAGATCCCAAGAGGATCAGATACACCAAACGAGTAACGCTCACGAGCCTTGTAGCGGCTGTTGCCCGTATCAAAGTCTGCATCCATAGAAGTAGACATTGGGGTACGAACAAAGTGCTTCAGGCCATTAGGTACGTCAGTGGTCAAGAACCAAGCATCAGCATCTGTTAGATAATGATTGACTGTATAACCTTCTGGAATTGAACCGTTGTTACGGATCGCGTTCAGATCGTTATCAGCCGTGCCAACTCTACCCTCGGTATCCAACAAGCGAGTTGCAACAAATTGCAGTGCTGGTGGAATAACCAATTTGCGGGGCTTGGCAGCAATCAAAAGACCGCGCTCATCAGTCCAAGCCGCAAGCTGGATAACGGCGGCTTCTAAAGAAGTCTCGTTAAGGTCAGCCGCAACAGTAGGACGATTTGAGTTAGTACCACCACCGACTAATGGGTGAGCAGTAGAACACAAAACTTGTCCATCGCCGTAGGTTGGGTTACCTGCACCTGTGAACGCACTGTTCAAGATGGCGGCACCTTTTACCTGCTTGGTATAAGCCATAGCGCGAGCAAGAGCTTTCGTATAACGAGATGACAGTGAGTCATACAAATTATCTTCAATCGCTTCCTCGGTGACACTAAAGCCCATAGCAATGGTTTCGTGAGTGTAACGAGCGGTGAACGCTTCTTGTGCGTTGTCATAGTCAATGGCAGAACCTTCGTCTTTGACGGGGGCTGCACCAAAACCGGACAACTTAACTTCTTCCTCAAAGGAGCGATCAGAGCTTTCAGATTCAAAAATCTCTTTATGCTCTTCGCCGTACTTTGCATATTCCATACCGAAAAGTGCGTTAAGTCCGGGCAATAGCTCCTTTAGGAGTTGGGCACGTGAAATAGCCATTATTCAGCTCCTTACTTATAGACCAACAGCATTTGTCATGCTGCTATAGCCGGGGTTGAGTTTAACCAACACATCTGGAAATGCGTCACCGATAGGTGATACAGCAGATACGATGCGGAAGGCAGCGGTGGTTGTAACAGTGGTTGATTCCACTGCGCTCGTTGAGTTACCTGTAGTGGTAGAACCAGTAGAGGTAGACTGAGCAGCAGCAAAGAACGTGTTAGCGCCAATATCAGACTGGTCTATAGTGCCATCCATCTGTGCTTGGAACAATACATTCGGATCATCGACTACATACGCCTCAACAACACCAGTGGTGCCGCTTGGGTAGTATTGACCGTAGATTTGTTGCCCTTGAGCATTGATGTATGAACAACCAACAAACACACCCAAAGAACCCGTCAAAGTGGTTCCAGTAGGGAATGCGTTAGTACCGCCGTCAGCACCGGTAGCTGTTGACAACGCAATATACCCGTCAGCACCGATATGGACTACTTGTCCATAAAAGATGTTGGTACCTTCCCCAGCGGGGTCGATGAGGTACGAGGAAGTCGCGCCAGCATACGGTAGTCCGTCAGCGCGTTTTACAGGCTTTAGCCCGTAAGGTGCAGCAGTTGTAGCCATGTTAATGGACTCCTAATTTAATATTAACCGCCTCTACCAAACGATACGGTTGATTTCCGTTCGTTAAATATAGGCATACGTGGATCATTTTCACGCATCAGGTTGTTATCTACAGAACTCATTTGAGATTTCGTTTGATTATTGTAGTAATCAGTACGTTCTTGAACTAACTCTGTTGGAGCCTTACATAACATCAGACCACCAATCACCACGTTATCTGCGAAGCGTTCATTCTCCACAGTCACCATAGCAATTTCAGGATGATCTTCAGCCCGTACAGGCTCCCAACCTTCGCGCAATTTCGAGGAAACATTAGTGGCATCCACTTGACCTTGCGTAGCTACACGAACCCAGTGAAATTCGTAGCCGTCTTGTGGCGTAGGTGAGGGTAATACCTCTGGCCGTTGCCACGATCTAGTACGAGTCTTTGTTTCACGGGTTTCGCCGTCACGTTTGATTCTGTTTTCAGCCATTATTCGTTCCTCATTTCTAATGCAACCTGTCTGGCGTATTCTTCCAGTGGTACTCCGAGTCTCTTAGCAAGCGCGACCTGTGTCTGCGATAGTGTCACCTTTTTTGGTGCTGTGCTCCGCGTAGCGGGTGCAACCACATTTGGCCGTTGCTTTCGTTTCTCTCGTGCCCCTGAAGGTGCTTCTCCGAAGTAATCGGGGAACACCTCTCGCATACGAGCATCAATGCGCTCGTAGTATTCGTCACTCTGGGTACTAACCCCATCTCTAACTAACTTATGATGTACCCCGTATGCAAGACTTTGCATTTCAGGGTCTTCATCAAACCAAGGGTTAGCTGATCGCCACTCCTCGGCTTTTGTATCGCGGGCGTACTCCTGTACAGCCGGTGTATCATTGTCTTGTACAGCAGTTTCTTCATCCTGTAAAGACGGTATTTGAAAGTTATCCAGCTTATCTGACTTTAACCTTGCTGTGGTTAGCTTTTCTTGTGCTTCTAATAAGCTATCAGCATTACCTTCGTCATATGCTGTTTTATAAGAGCGTTTGGCACTCTCCATTTCAATAGCGGCATTACGCTTGGCTTGCTCAAGAAGCGCCTCTTGATTCTTGTTGACGTTACCTTTCAGCGTTTTATTTTCTTCAACAAGTCTCTGAGCGACAGATTCTAACTCTTGTCGTTCTCGTTCGGCTGACTCTTTGGCGCGGCGTTCATCGTGGTAGCCTTTGCTAAAATGCTTGATCCGGTTACGTACTTTTTCAGAGTAGCCTTCAAGTTCTTCTTCAGTAACGTCAACCGGTGGCTCAGATGGCTTGCGGTTACGGTCAGCTTCCGGCGTGTCATCGACAACTTCGATTTCCAACTTGTCCACTTCTGATTTATCTTCAGCTTCAGATTCCACAGAAGTATCTGCATACTCGTCTGCACTCTTTCTACCAGATAGGTCAATTTCGACTTCACCAGAACCCTCCACCTCTATAGAGGTATCTTTTTCCTCATCAGGAAAACTATATTCAACTTTTTGAAACGGCATGTCTATTCCTTACGCTCGTGATACACCACTGGGGTCAGCTACAACAGCTTCAATAGAGTCGTCGTTCATCAGACGATACTCTACCCCGTTAACCTTAAATCGTGTACCTGAATTGGCACGAAACATTACATAATCACCTTGTTTACACCAAGGGCCAGTAGTGAACCTTTCGGGGTCGTTATAGGCTTGTTCGCCCATATCTACCACAAGTCCAATAATTGACATGATATGTTCTTGATTTTTGATTGTGTCTGTCTTGAGCAGGTTAGTGCCGTCAAAGGTTTCTTCGACCTGCGGAAGCGCGATCAACACCCGATAGCCCACAGGCATAGGTAGTTGTGCTTCCAATTCTTCTGTAGCTTTAACTGTGTCAACAGCTTCACTCATCGTCGTACTCCAAGTTTCGCGAGAGGTCTTCTACATATCCCAAGCAGGTTTCGAGACCTCGAATCAAACCTGTGGTTTCTTTGTACATGGAGAAGTCTTTAGCTCCTCCACCACTGAGAAATTGTAGTGCAGAGTCCTTATCGGACTCGATTCGTTCTTTTAGCACGTCTAAGACGGTTGTAGCCATTATTGGCCTCTAGGTTTATTAGAATCTTTTATAGTTTTAAGAAGATCAAGATCTAGCTTAGTATTATCCTTCCTGCGATCTGCGGCGAGTTTAGCGCCCGCTTTCTGCGCGTCGATCTGCAATTCTTGCTGCTTCAGCGCCAGTTCAGCCTGATCTATCTGAGCATCTTGCATCTGGTCACGTGCCTTCAACTCCAGTTCAGCCTGCTTTATTTGCGCGTCTAGCTGATCTTTAGCAACCTTACGCTGTACTTCTTGCTGCTTGATCTGTATCTCGGCTTGCTGCATCTGTACCACAGGATCTTGAGCCTTCTGCTGGGCAGCTTGTGCCGCCGCTTGCTGTTGGTGCTGCTGTGTAAGTTGTTTACCTGCATCAGCAACCAGACGGGCCAGATTGACCTCGACCTGTTCAGGTAGCTCCTCACCCGGAGGTGGTAGCGGTGCGCCCAGCTTTTCTTCCATCTGTTTGCGGTAGAGAAAGCCAAGGTGTTCTGCAATGTGCGCCTGTAGCGCGGCCATAATTGGCTTTGCTTGAGGGTTTTGCCCAATCATCTGCATTATCTGTGGGTCTTGCATAAACGCTTGGTGCGTTGCGATGTGTGCTTCATGGTCTTGGTAGATAAACGCCTTCATAGGTTTGCCAACAAGAGCATCCATGTTTTCGCTGACTGGATCAGTCGGTCTTGCGTCGTCCTCTGTTGGGACAAGTTTGTCGGCGTTTTTGACGCCAAGTACTTCGATCATCTGCCTGTGTAGCTGTGGCAGGTCGTAGATCTGTGGTGCTGACTGCGACATCTGCAATACCGCTTGATACTGCACAACGCGCTGGGCCATTGTAGAGCTATTCGGGTCGCTGACTGGAATGACATCGACTGCCATATAGTCTGCCTCGCGAGCGGTCACTTCACCTCGGATCGGCTCATAGGCATATTTTTCTGGTGCGTGCTCCGATATAATTGCTTTGAGCAGCTTAAATTCCTGCTTCATGGCGTAGTGGACACGAGCTTGTACCGCAGCCATAGGCTTGAGCGTACGCTCTAGCAGCGCAAGCGTAGTACCTACAGGGGCATTAGCTGACATATCAGAGATGTTCATATCACTGATAGCGCCTAACCGCCTACCTTCAGTCGTAATCTGGTTCAGTAGAGCTAACAGAGTCTGGCTAGGCTCCTTATAAGGAAGCGGCATGATATTGTCGCGGATGCTGCCTGACGGTACATCCACATCCTTAAACTCTCCCGGCTCAATCGGCGTGTCGTCACCTTTAATACGTAACCCACGAGCTTTCAGACCACCCGGAAGGTTTGCCAGCGTGCCAGCGTCCACAAGCTGACGTATCAGTGACGTTCCAGCCTTAGCGTACCCCCCTATAATGTGGATAAGACCAAGCCCATAGAACCCAAATCCCGGTACATACACGTAGTGCACGAAGTGCTGACGCTTGAGCATCAACGAGTCATCGGGGTTCCAGTTTCGACGTATTGATAAAATCTCGTTTGTGCCACGCTCTAACGTCACTACGTACGGCTTGGCGATCTCATTATCGTCTTCATCAACATCTTCAATAACAAGATCTGCATGTATTTCGTATAAAGAGTAGCGGTCATCATCTGTTAGTGAGTACCCTCCTTCTTCAGCCTTACGCTTCTCAATGTCAGTGTGGTACGGCTGCGGACTGCCCAGATCCACATCTCGGTAAAACCCACCAGCCTGTAGCTTCTTTAACTCATTCTTAGTTTTACGCATGATGTGCGTAACACGTTCTGCGCTCTCTACATGTGAGGCACCGTAGGGCACAACCACGTCTTCAGCGGGAATGTAGATAGCGACCTGTCGGCCTATGTTTGGATCAAAATATACCTTCTTGAACGCGCTTCCAGCCAGTCCAAGGCTGTACAGGAGCCGCTCATGCTCGGGCCTGTACTCCACCATGCGTTCAGTAAGTTCGTAATTCATATCCGCTTTTACGCGGTTCGCTGCTTCTTCTTTGTCCTTGTTCTCTTCACCAATAATTTTAACCCGTACAGGGCCAGCGGCTGGGAACGTCTCGGACATTGTTTCGGCTTGGAAGCGGATGGCAGCTTCAGCAAGAACTGTAGAGTATACGCCACACGCGCCTTCCCACGGGTCGGTACGTTCTTCGTATTTGAAGCCCAGTACATCCAGACCCTTAACGAACGTATCAGCCCAATCTTTGCGGCTGTCGATGTCGGCATCTACTAACCCAACCAACTCATCTGCTAGATCATTAAGCTGTCCGTCGTCCAGCGCCTCTGCCAGATTAGCATCGAACGACATAGTGTCAGTAATATTAGCGTCAGGTATTAGTGTGATCTCTACACTACCGTCACTCATAGTAACCATCTCTGGATCTACAATCTCAATCTCCAGAGCAGACTCACCTTCCATATCTAGCTCGTCATCAATGCCTTCGGGTGCTGCGTATAGTCCTTTCTCAATAGCCATAATGTATCTCTAGTAGAAGCCGCCCCGCCGCGACTTAAAGTATCTTTGTTCTTCAGGCTCATCTGTCGGTAGGCGTATAAAACCACCTTGCCTAAAACGCATGAGCGCCATAACCGTGGAGTCAACTAAGTCATCATGGCTCATAAATGGAAAGCCAGCAATCTCCTCTACAACTTCTTCCGCCCAGCGTGTAGTAGGAACCCAACACAATCCAGATGCAACAATATCAGATACTGCGTTTAATCGCGCTAGTTTATCCCCTGACCCCCTATGTGGTGTGTATTCTGACACAGGTAGGCCCATACGTCTCATCTCTTGATATAGCGCCGTACCCGATGACTTCTTCTCCACAATAAACGCATCGGGTTCCCACTCGGTATACTCTTCTATAGCCAGTGCTTTTAGCTCTGGAAACTCCATCCGTTCTTTTATACTGTTCAGTAAGATGATGTTGTACGTGCCCTCTTCCTCATTGAGGAATACACCCCACGTGGTGAGTGCCGTATAGTCAGCGCGGTTATGCCTTTCTGCTGCCGCGTCCAGCGACATGATAATATATTCGCAAGATGGAGGCCGTTCCTTCTCCCACAAGTTCCACCACTCACGTTTGACGATAGCCGCCTCTTCTGCCGTGGGTGTTTGCTGGTACTGCGCGTTCCACTGGAACGTAGGCATCGACGCCTTAGTCCGTAACAGCGCATCTAAGTCAAAGAACTCAGGCCATAACGGTTTCTCTATAATATCATCCGCTTCCTCGTCCTCAACTTCTAGTATGGCAGGAAACTCGACAATATCGTATTCATCAGCCCGCTCGTTCTGAGCCATATCACGTACCACACGCCCAGTTAGGTCATCCATATGCCATCTGGTTTGGATTATTGCAACACGGCCCCCCGGCATAAGACGAGTACGCGCACCAAACGTAAACCACTCGTATGCTTTCTCAAATACAGCAAAGTTTCCGTTAATAACGTCCTGCTCCGAATGCGGATCATCAATTAAGAGCAAGTCAGCACCACGACCAGCCAGTGCAGAGCCAACACCACACGCATAATACTCACCGCCGGAGTTAGTATTCCACCTACCAGCCGATTTTGAGTCGCTAGCAAGCTGTACGGTAGAGAAAATGGCCTGATATGCGTCTGTAGAGATGAGATTTCGCACTTTTCGACCGAAATCTACTGCCAAATCAGTAGTATGCGACACCATCATAACTTTCTTGTTAGGATTCCGCCCTAAAAACCATGCTGGGAAGAAAATAGAGACGAGTTGGGACTTACCGTGGCGTGGTGGGATGTTAACGCAGATGCGATCTTTGTCCCCAGCCTCAATTGCCATGAGCATATCAGCCAATATACGGTGGTGCTTCCCCACAATGTAGTCTGGCTGCATACGTTTGCAGAATTCTATTAAGTCATCGTACGATGCTTGGTTGTCTTTACGTGCTGCAAGCTCATCAACGATGCGGTTGATCTCTATAACCTCGTCATCAGAGAAAGCACTGAGGTTATCCAGCATATTCTGGACTTCTTCCTCACTAAAGTCGGGAACAGCCTCAATCATCGTAGTCTTCAAGCCCGAATGTCTCTTCTATATTTAACACTGCGCCATCAAGTACTACATCTTCGTAGTCGGCCTCTACTACGTCGTCTACAGGCTGTACCAGCTTCTCCAACTTACCTCGTAACCTGTTACGTAGATCTTCCGTAGATTGGTGCGTTACAGTGACTTCTGTCTTGTCTACGAACAACCCTACGTCTGAGATCTTACCTAGAAGTTCCAAAGCTCGAATCCGTATGCGAGGGTCGTCGTTCTCTGACTCTAACAGCAGTTTGTTGGTGACTAGGTATCGGATCTGAGTAGCACTTTCTGCAACAGAATGCCCGAACTCTTGTAGTATGTTGTTGGTCAAAACAATGGAGGCAGGCGTAAGGGTCGCGGCCTTCTTCGTAGTAACCTTTTTAGAAGTTTTTTCAGGATTGTCAGCGTAAGCGACAGCAAGTCTCGCAGCGGTATCTTCATCTTCTGCCGTAGGTTCTAAATCTAATCCATGTTCAGCTAATTGTAATGCCGTGTTGCACGCAGCCTCCGCACGCTCCTTTAAGTCTACGTTAGGTACGTCCTCCACAAGAGGTACACCGATCTCAGGTTCGACAAACAAAGTCATAGGCACGGATTGTTTCGCTGGCTAGTAGCCGTTGTGCGGAATATACACTAGAAACCATGAAACGCAAACAAATGAAAAGTCCCAAAAGTCCAAAACACTATGTACGTGTCTTTTTGGTCTTTTCACGTAGGTACTTGTAGAAAATTTGGTTACACAGAAGTATTTACGTGCCGGGTGTACCGGGGGTCTGAATAACCGAATAACCGAATAACCCAATATAATCAATAAGTTAGCGGTCAAGTAGGGGGGTACTCCAAACCCGGTATTTCCGGGGCTATACAAAAAATTTTTTTTGTGGGGGACTTTTATTTTTGGGGTGGGGGGTTCTCTGTGTGGAGATTAGTAGGGAACGGCCTCAAGAAACAGATGGTTTTGGTTGGGAACTGATTTATTTGTGGAGATTAGTAATATACAACCTGCACGGTGCGTCAAAGCGTACACGGGGGCATGGGGGTAGGGTGGTGTTAGAAAGTTATAGGATCCTATAACAAACCACCAAAAACAACGAAATACTTGCATATAACACGTTATGCTGTACACTGGGTACCAGTTGAATCAATCAACTAAATAACTTAATAAATAGGAAACACGTTATGTC